GTTCTGCCTGCTGCTACTCGAACTTTGGCTTTCGCCATCTGCTCGTTTTCCCAGTCAAAGTTTACTTTTCTTTCACTCATTATTTGGCTCCTTTTGCGGGCACGCGTCTTCGCGACACGAAGATACGTCGTAGTCGTCAAGAGCTCGAGCGCACTTATCACACTTGACTCCTTCGGCGCGAACTACGTATCCTGTCCGTTGCCTGTTGCGGTTGATTTCCATTTTTTCAACGTACATCTCGTCAAGAGCTCTATCTGTTCCACCGACGGCACAGATTATGTTTGCTACAAAATGAAGAATGTCAACGCATTCTTTGATGACTTCTTTTCGGTCAACATACGGCTTGTCTGACTGCCACGGCTTCCACGAGATTGCTTTGCGAGCCTCTGCAAGCTCGTCGTCTATCGCGAGCATATTCCAGCGCAAATACTCAATTACTGCACGCAGCGACTCGTCTGAATCGCCATGAAACAACTCGTAGTCTACGCCGTAGTAGTCTTTTTGTAGCTCTTGAGTTCTGTGTAGCCAGTTCAAAAAAAGTTGCTTTTCACCAAGAATCACTTCGTCATACCGCCTGCTGTAAAAAAGTCAATGTTTTGTTTGTCGTAGGAATACTATCTAAGTATTGCTCTTTCTGTTGTACCGCGAGCTCGTACCTGTCGATCGCCGACAGTTCTTCAATTCCAGCCGCCAGATGAGCCCACGCAGAACCCACGCACGCACTGAGCTTCCAGTCTGTCGCGATAGGAGTAGACGCGTTCATCGCTTGAAAGTAGCGAGGAGACCACCAAGGGTTCTTGTCCCGTTGAGGACAGATCAAAGCGCCGAGAGATGTCGAGAGCTTTCTATGGACGTCTGAGTCTGTAGATCCTTTGTTCTCTTTCATTCTCTCGTGAGGAAGACGAAGAGTCTTAGTGGTGTCGATCGTCCACTGAGCTCCAATGTCGTCTGCAGCCCATACGTTGCGGCGCATTGCCTGGACGTCTGAAATCTTTGTGGCCTCGATGTACGCTGCATCCATGTTTAGGCCTACCAGACGGCCTCTGGAGGCCTCTGGCAACCCTTGTATGTCGTCATTGGACCAGGGCAGAGCTGGAAACAGAGTCATTGGCCATTCTTGGTGCAGTAATAGATCAATCGCAGAAGAGATTGATTTTTTGATCTTCTTGTCGTTGACAACTTCTTTGTAGAACTTTCGCTTCGAGTAGAACTGCTTGTACAGCGCGCTATTGTTCCTTTGAGCTGCTCGCAACCCAGTCGTGATCTTGCTCGGCATTGGAGAGTCAATAAACACGACAAGTGACTTAGATCTGGCCGTTTTGTCTATTGTTGAAAGAGCACCGTACACTGAGTTAGACGCTAGGCTTATCGGAGAGGCTAGCCCGACGAATACTCTAGAGTAAGAGTCTAGTTCTGACTGAGTCCATGTCGGATCTGGTTCTACTTGGTCTACAGCGTACCCAAGTGACTCGAGCGCACGTACAAGTTGAGTAGAGAACGACACTGTCTTATTGCCAAGTGAAGACGAGTGATGCGCAGACGTACACCCGGTTACAAGTACGCGGTCTTTCACTACAGACTGATTACTTTCTCGGCTGCTTCAATTCCTTGAAGTATCGCTTGGTCAGTGTCGATGTACACGTAGTTTGCAAGTCTACCGGCAGAAACCGCTTGAGGAAATTGCTCAACAAGCTCAGATTTGAGCCACTGAGCTCTGTTTTTGTTTGTTCCTTCTGCGTCATCAACAGGATAGTGCTTTACTGGCGCTCCCGGATACTCGTACGACAAGACAGTTCCCAAGAGTTCTTTTTGATCTGACATATGCTTTGTTTCAATGATACGAGTGTGAGCTACGTCTATGCTCGGCGTGTTTACGACGCCTGCGTCAAGCGCGTATCCGGCGTGATCTGCAATAAATCTATGCTCAAGCCGCACTCCTCGCCAGGACAGCGGTGCTTCATCAAGAAACTCGTCGAGAGGAGCCGTGACAATTACCGCGTCCCACGCGTCCCAGTCGACGGTATCTGCGGTGTCTTTCATGTTTGTGTACACGTCATGAGCAGCGTCATTGAGCATGTTCATGGCCAGCTTTGTCCAGCCTCCTCGAGGCCAACCTTGCCACTTGTTACGAAACAATCCAAGATAGCCGTCAGACCGCAGGTCGATACGCTTCGGAGCGAACGACGACGACAAGTTGCTTGGCTCTGTTCCCCACTGCTTGACCGTGTACGGATAAACAAACCACTGGTACAGTGTCTCACCCATGATCGAGACCGCGTACGTCTCGAAGTTCGTCTTGTCAGGCTCTGATGGAAGACTCTCAAGCTCAGAGGAGATTTTGTTCCATTCTGGAAGAGTTTTCAACTCGTCAATCTGCGGAGGCCAACTCATCAATTCGCTATTGATGACTGTTTTTACAACATGATGATAAGGAACCCAGTCTGAGTACTTCTGTAAGATTTCGATTACGTCATCATTGTCGGTGTGGCTGATGTGTGTTCCGTGTGGCTCGTAGAGTATTCCTCCCATAGTTTCTGTGCGAATTGCACCGCCTGCCACGGGAGCTGCCTCGTGCATCTCGACAATCCAGTCGCCTGTTTGCCGAAGTTGAATTCCTGCGCTCATTCCAGTCAACCCTGCGCCAATAATCAAAGCTTGCTTACGCACCTTTTGCCTCCGCGATTGACTTGCGCACTGCCGCCATGACTGTTTCTACGACTTGTTCTTTCGACGCTTGTGCCTTGAAGAACGCGTCCGCCTGAGCGTTGGCGAGTTCTCGTAGCTGCGGCTTGCTCATCGCCTCGATCGCCGACGCTTTGACAAGATACGGCTCTCCAAGCGGCGCGACCTCCGCAGGGTCAGCGAGCATGATCGAGCGAGTGCGGGCAGTGTACACAAATCGGTTTCGCCACCAGCCGCTCCCTGCGTGCGGATACTTAGGAGAAAGAACTCCCCACGACTGAGCGTAGAGGTCTACAAGTTCTTTCTCGGTGAGCTTGTTGTCGGCCTTGCTTTTCCGTGAGCCAATATACTCAACAGGCCAAGACAGCTTCATCTTCTCAAGCCACTTGCGCTGGTCGGACAATACGCCAAGAATCCACTGCGTCTTCCTGTCTTCGTCTGTTGGAATCACGGTGTGAAACTCCTCAGCGTACGGGCTGAGGTCTGTGTATACCCACTCTCTTGAGGTCAGTGTGTACGTGACTTTACTTCCGTCGCCCCAGGTGAACTTTGGCACAAGCGTGATCGGCCACGGTCGATCCATCAGTGCCTCAACCACCGGGAAGATTCGCGAAACGTTTGCTCGTGCCCACTCAAGATCGGCGCGCGCTGAGCCTAGACTTTCTCGGACAAGGCGTTCTCCGCTCTTGACCTTTGTTATTGTCTTCAAGCTCGTGATGATGTTCTGCGTCTGCCAGTCGTCGATGTAGAACATAAGTCCGCACCCGTTCTGGCGTGCGCGCGAGACTACGTCAAGCGCGCCGTACGCGTACGTCGAGCCGAGCGCAGCAAGCGCGATTTGACCGCATATGACGAGGTCGTAGCCAGAGATGTCTTCATCTGGCATCGCGCGTCGATGGTCGACCTCGCAACCTCCGTCACGAAGGATATCGGCGAACAAGTCGGCGACCGCTCCGTACTTTACTAGCTTTCGCGTCGAGCCAATGTGCTGCGCGGTGTACCCAGTCATCAATATTTTGATTGTCATGTTTTCTCTCCAGTTGTCGTTATGTGCAACAAGCGAGCGAGCAGATATTTAGTCTGCTCGCCCGCTTGCGTAGCTGAGTCTAACTGTATCTCAGAAGGGTGCCGTAGGCGGCACTGCTGCTCCTGCCGGTGCTGTTGCTGGCATCGGTGCTGGAGCTGGCTGTGGAGCTGGAGCAGCCTGAGGCGCCGGAGCGGCGGCTGGCATCGGAGCAGCAGCAGTCTGCGGCTGAACCGAGTAGTACGCTTTGATCTCGTTTTTCTTCTGCCCCTGCCACGTGCGAGTACCGACAGCAGCGCGGAATGGCCGACCTTTGAGGGTCTGCTCAATCTGAGCGTTTGTCGGGCTTCCGCTGAAGTAGTCACGAGTCAGACCGAGAGCTGCCATCTTTCGGAAAAAGACAGCAAGCGCGTTCGGGTTGTCCGTTGAGACAACGAGGTTGTCCCAGACAAGTCGCTTGGCGTGCGCACCAGTCTGAACCTGTGCCTTGACGGCGAACATGGTCTTTCCAGTCTGCGTCACCTTTGCTGTTGCCTCCACAATCTGGAGATCGTAATCTCCGTCTGGTAGCGGATCGTAGCTACCTGTGTCTGCGGCCTCTTTGACGAGGTCACCCCAGTTGAGTGTTGACATTGTTACTTACCTGCTTTCGCTGTAGTTGTTGCTTTTGTTTGTTCCGGCTTTGGGCCGAACACCATGTCGAGCATGCGCTCGATGCCCAGGTTCTGTTGCTCGACAATCTTGCCGAGTCGGCCCTGAACACGCTCACCTGCTTCGTATTGATTTGTTCGCTCGACGTACATGCGACGTGCTTTGTACGGCGGCTGAGTTGGATCTGGGCTGACAAACTCTTCAACAGTTATTCCGCCCAGAATGTCGTAGAAATACGGCGCTTGAATTGCGAGCTGTCCTTGAAGGTACGGACGAGCACGACCGTCTTGACTAGTTCGTGACATTGCTGTGAGGACAACAGCCTCGAGCGGTGCCGTCGGGTGCATTGTCAAGTCACGTAGGTCACGCAAAAGCGCGCCCATGTGACGGAGCAACTCACCCCACTGCTGCATCTGCATTTGGTTTGTCCCAGCGATGTTGTCCATGCACTTGACCTGCAGCTCGGATACCGAGTCGATAATCAGCGACTTGAACTGGTGGCGTCCAAGCTGGAGCCACTGATAGGCCTTGAGCACGGTGTCGTACTGCGTGACATTGACTACGCAAGTGTCCCATGATCCGTCGGCTACCGGCGGCTCTTCACGTAGTGGGTCCCAGTACTTTACTTGTATTGGAAGAAAGCGGTGACCGCCTTCAACGTCGAGCATTAGTCGTGGATACGGCGCTGTGACCGCAAACGTCGACTTGCCGACCTTAGACTCTCCGTACACCATGAGTGTAAGAGAGCGTTGGACGTTGTTTGTCATGTGTGTTTACTCGTTTCCTTTGGTCTCTGTTTTGTAGTATTTGTACGGGTCTTGGACTTCGTACATCTCGCTGATTGCTTGCTCGGCGGCAGAACCGTCGTCGAGCAGAGGACAAACAGCAAAGAACTGGCACTTCCACTTGCACTCACGGCTGGGGCGCGGATACGCAAGTAATTGGTGATCTCCTCCTTCGTCTAGTCCATCTTTTACTCGTAGAAGGTCTGAAATTGTACCGTGAATGCGGTTCCAAAAAGACCTAAGCGTAAAAGTATTGTGTCTAACTTCAACTTGGTCGAAAAACGGCGGACGAGCATTAGCAGTGCGCTTTACTTTTTTCAACATCGTAAAGATGCCACCTTCTGAGCGCTCGCCTTCTTTATTTTGCGCTGCTTCGAGCATCATGTACGTGAGGACCTGCTCGTTCATGTGAGCTAGTGAAGCAAACTCAGTAAATGATCCACCGACTGTCTTGAAGTCTCTGAACATCCGAACACCGTCACCTTTGCGGCGGACTCGCATGTCAAGCTTGCCTTGAAGCTCAACTCGACCGTCGAACAACGGCATGCGAATCGTCTCTTCAGTAGAAATCATGTCGAGCTCAGCGTCAATGCCATTCTCTTCAACCCATTGGAGGTAGCCTTCCAACATGATGCGTCCGAGTTCAGCTTCTGACTCGAGTTCAGTAGTGTCTTGAAACTGCGCTTGCGCCAGACCTTTGTCTACTTCTACAAGTTTAGCGTGAGCTTCAAGAAGTGGCACGTTCTTTGAGTAATACGCGTCTAATGCGGCGTGAATGCGAGACCCAAGAGCAAGTGGACCAACCATCTTTTGTTCTTTCGGTCGCAGTCCTCTGTAGTATGACAACCACCACTTGCGGCGGCAATCTTTGAATGTCTGAATCTCGCTGTTCGAGATCGTGATGACTTTCTTGTCTGTCATTATGAACCAGCCTTGTCTTCTTTGAGAATTGATAAAAGTTTTGCTTTGTCTCGGACAACCTCTTCAAAGTTCTCTGACTTGACGTCAAGAACTTGAATAACTCGTTCCTCGATTGTGTCTTCTGTTACGTAGTCAGTGATGATGATGCTGTCGTGGATCTCACTGCCGATGCGGTGCACTCGGTCCATTGCTTGTTTGTGGTCAACAAGCGACCAAGGACGCTGAAGCATAATCAACCTGCGCGCCGCTGTAAGTGTCACACCGACTCCACCAGCCTGCGCTGTGAAGAGGATCCATTTGATCTTTCCAGACTGAAAATCGTCAATGGCTTTCTGCCGCTCGTTTTCGTCTTGTGCACCAGTGATGAGACCGTGCGGGATCTTTGACGCGGTCATGCGAGCGCTCAACAGGTCGATCAACTGTCGTGACACTGCGCAGACTGCTACAGAGTCATCTCCAAAGTCTTCATTTTCTATATCGTTCATTAGCGCGTCAACTTTGCACGACGGCTCTGAGAGTCTGAGCTCAAGCTCTCCTGTCGCAGTGTCTGCTTCCATCTCGGCGTACGAACTAGCAAATTGAAGTAAGCGAGTCGTCTGAGTCAGCGGACTTGGCGCAGTTACAGCAGTGCCGCCTTCAAGCTCGGCAATCATGATTTCTCGCATTTGCTTATAAGCCTTGGCCTGCTTTGTTGACATCTCAACATCACGTCTGTCGTTGATTACTGGCGGAAGCCACGGAAGAACTCTAGATTTCAGCATTCTTCGCATTCGAGGATTTATGCTCGCGTAAAACTCGTCTTGCATATGCGCTTTTACTCCGATGACCATCATGCCTCCAAATGCGTTGAGCATTGTGTTGATCATTCGGTCAATCCAGCGAGTCTTGCTCGGCCATTCTTCTGGAGAAAGCCAATGAAGAATGGACCACAGATCAACTACATTGTTAGCGATCGGTGTTCCAGTCAAAGCAAACCGAATAGGAGCGTCGGCAGTAGCTGCCCACAGCGCGCGTGTCTGCTTTGCTTTAGGATCTTTAGATCTATGTATCTCGTCTGCAATAACTGCGTTGAAGTTGATTGCATTTAGCTCACGTGGAGTCACCTCGCATTGCTTTTCTGTCACGCTTTCATCGTGGCCGCCCTGCGCAACGCACCGCTTCAACGCGATTGATCCGTATGGCGCTAGTCGCGAATGAGCACGCAACGATTCCCAGTTGATAACATACACGTCTGCGGTGGATTCAAACACTTTGCGTCGCTGTGACGCCGAGCCGGTGATCACTTCGACATTTACGTCTGGCCACCAGCGCGCAAACTCACGCTTCCATGTTTTCTTTACAGTGTTTGGACAGACGATAAGCGCAGGAAACACAGGCGTGCCTCGAGACTGAATTTCAGCAAGAGCGCGAATAGCTTGAGCTGTCTTGCCTAGACCTGGTTCGTCTGCGAGCAACGCTCGACGCGCCGTGGCTAGAAATTGAATTCCAGCGCGCTGGTGAGGAAACATGTCGTCTGCGCCATCTATCGCTTCAACTTCTCGAAGCGCGTTGGCTGGGTCAATTCGCGATGACCTCTCGTTTGCTGCCCACTCTGATAGCTTTGACCCGATTACCAGGTCATCTCTGAATGTAGACCGCAAAGCGAGACATGTAGACCAGCCAAGCGGCACTTTCCAGGTTTGGGCTTTCTGGTCCCACGTGGCTCCAGGAAGGCTTTTGCAAAGCTCTTTATACCGCCACTCAGCCGCTATATTGACGTGCTTTCCGTCATCTGCGACTTCAACCTGTACTGCCATCTAGTGTCCTTTTGTCGACTTGATGTGTCTACTATATCATAGATACTACCTGAATTTGTCATCATCGACAAATTTTTTAGATAGTATCTAGCTAAGTAGAGCTTTCGGCACCCAGCCGGTTTTTACAAGACGAAGAAGACCGTGACGCATCGCGTCCTTGTCGTGACCATCAGTTCTAGACGTCCAGTAGCCAAGCTTCTTGAGAGCTTCGTTGGGGAACATCTTTTTCGCGTCTGCAGGAGACTGAAAGATAATCTTTTCTGGATCAAGAGAAGACGAGTGCACAATGTACTTCAAGATGCCGATCATCTCGAGGCTGAACGGTGCTTGAGAGTTCCTCACAGTTTGAGCGTTGATGATGAACCTCTCGCAGACGATATCTGGAGTAACTCCTTTATCTCTTGCGAAAAAGACTGACCCGTAGATCTCGTTCACAACATTCCACAAAGTGTATTCTCCAGACGACTCAAGCACAGGCTCTTGACCAGGCTCATGTGAGAACACAGCGATACCTGTTGTCTTACCGGGGTCGACAGCGATCACTATGTTCTTCATTAGTACTTGTCTCCCCATGTCTCAAGTGGACCGTCGATGCCGGCGGTCAGTGGAACATCCCAGCCCTCTCTTGTGGTCATGCACTCCTGCACAGTGCGCATAACCTCCTCGGCGTCTTTTCGCGGGGCGTTGAGCACGATCTCGTCGTGCACAGGAACAATAAGCATGTCTGTTAGATCAGCTCTGTCGAGCTTGACTAGGTTCGCCTTGAACACCTCAGCAGCGCCTCCTTGGATCAAATAGTTGACAAGTGTGTACACGCGGTCTTCATCGCACGGAAGTCGTCGGCCTGTCCAGGTGTAGACATATCCCTGCCCCTCGCTGCGAAGACGACGCATTCCAGCGTCTTCAATCTGGCGTTGGAACATCGACATTCCCGGATATCTACCGTCAAAAGCGTCTGACACTGAACGCATCTGCGGTTCTGCGACTCCTGCCGTGAGCGCTTGCTTAGCGACACCTGCGCCGTACAATCTTCCATAGACGGTGCCCTTGATAAGAGCACGACGCTTGTCTGATCTCTGCATTGTCGGATCTTTGTAGATCTCGCGGCCGATTTCAGTGAACGGATCTGACCCAGTCGCGTCGGAACGGTTGAACAGAGAGATCAGGTTTTCGTCTTTTGACAGACTGGCGAACATACGGAACTCGACCTGGTCGAGGTCGCTTGTGACAATCACATGGTCGTCGTCCTTCGGTAAGAACGCGCGTCGCACGACATCATCGCCTTTTGGCAGTGTTTGCAGCGCTGGATTCTGGATCGACATGCGGCTGGTGCGTGCTCCGAGAGTCTTCACAGACGGGTGCACAAAGCCGCTAACATTCTCATCAAGAAAGTTGCGGAAGTACGTGTTGGCGAGCTTGTCGGCTTTTCGTTGCTTCAGCACAGTGTCTGCTAGGTTAGCAATCTCTTCGCCGCCGTTGATCATCAGAAGCTTCAGCTGGTCTTTGGTGCACGACTTCTGCCCGGTAGGAGTGAGCTCGGTGATCTCGGCGCCGAGATTCTCAAACAATCGCACAAGTTGTTGGTTGCTTGTGATTGACACACCGTCATATTTTTGTTTGGCCCACGACTTCACGCTTTCTGCGTACGTCGTAAGTTCGTCATATTTCTTCTTTGAATAGTCAAGGTCTACCCGAGCGCCGTTGATCTCCATGCGGGTCACGATCTTGCGCGCCGCCATTTCTAGTTCGTAGGCTCTGTGATACGGACCTTCAGGGCCGCATTGCTTGTAGAACATCTCGAACAGCCTCATCGTCAAAATAGTGTCGAGCGCGCCGTACGACCAGTACGGCTCAAAGTTAGTCGGCACGGTTCCCCACGTCCACCCGTTCTTTGTTAGCTCTGTATCCAGCGTGTCTTGCAGAGCTATCGCGCGACTGTCTACATGAAGAGCGGCCAGCCGCTTCAGCGCGCCTGATCCAAGCGGATCAATAATATGAGCCATGATCATCGTGTCGTGCGCTTTGTGCCACGGCATCTTCCAGCGAGTCTGAACGTCGAAATACCGAGATTCAAACGCAATGTTGTGACAGACAATCGGACTATCGAACTTTTCCATCGCCTCGTAGAACGCGCCGCCCCACTCTTGCCACGGAATCGCCCAGCCCTGCTGCGCGTCACCTACTTGGACAAGACGCAGCCTGCCGTGCCAAGGAGACAGCGCGTGCTCTCTTGGGCGGCCAGGCAACTCTCCTGTTTCTGTGTCGATCGCGATCGCGCCGCCGTTAGGGCGACGCTCACCTAGCCACGAGATGAACTCAAGAGCTTTTTGCGCCGTGTCTACATAGTGAAGATTTACGCTCGAGAGATCTGCTGTCGTCATAGAACTCTGATCACCGTCACTTGTATTTCGCACTTTTTTAGGTACTTCAAAACTTCCATGGGGTTACGGTGGTCGTCGTCTGACCCGATCATAACTACAACTCTGCTCAAACCCGAGTTAGAGATGAGCTTTGCGCAGTTCATGCATACAGCACCTGTGATGTAAATCGTCCCGCCGTCTACACGAGAGCGGTCGACGTACATGAGTGCATTAGCCTCAGCGTGAATAGCCGGGCATGAATCGTAGTCAGAGGTAAGTGCCGTTTCCCCACGCGATCGCGGGCACCAGTTCAAGCACGAGCCTTCTTCTGGCCAAGACGCTGCTGGACCGTTGTATCCTGTAGCGGCTATGTGCTGATCCCTGGAAACAATCACTGCGCCGATCTGAGCTCTCTCGCACCGCGATCGCTTCGCGACAGCCTCTGCTACCGACATCCATGTTTGGTCCCAGGTTGTTCTCACTTATCTTCTTTCTTTGAATACTCTGCATTCTTTTGAATAGCTGTAATCATCGCGTTGGCGTACCACTGCTCTGACTCGTTTAGTCGCGGCATGAGCTTCGAGTTCGCGATCGCTTGCATCGTCAGCAATGACGACGCCTGTACCTCACGCCAACTTCTGCCGGTGATGTACGGTGTTGGCTTGATGTCTTCTGTGTGCTTGAGGTTTTCAGCCAATTCGTAGTGGTCACTGTAAATGTGCAGAGACCCGACGTGGTGAACGTATGTTCCAGGCTCAATCCCCAAGACAGAAGCTACGGCGAGCTGCGCACGAGTGAACTGAAAGAAGTCGTACGCCGCGCCAAGCCAAACGTCGTTAGACCGCATGTACACACTGAGGTTCAGCTTGTTGTTGCGAATGCGGTACTGGTGCAGTACCGTGCACGGATAGTCTCGCTTGCCAAGCTGACTGTCGAGCGCCGCGTGCCACATCGTGACGACTGCCTGACGAGTGTCTGAGTCTAGCTGGAGTCGGGTGATAGCTACGTCGAACTGCCCGTTGGTGCGAGTACCGTACGACCCGTGAAACTGCCCGTTGCTCTCAGTGTACTTCGCGAACTGTGGTCCGATCGCGATGACAATGTTGGGAAAGCTTGTACCTGACAGAAGCTGCATCGCTTCAACAGCTCCGATACCTGGGACGGCTTGACGACCGACGCCTACCGGCAGCGTGTTGTAGATGTTGCCGATGTGGATAACTGCGTCTTCGATCTCGCGTGTCTCCATACCGCGAGGAGAGGTCTTCTCGCCGTGCTTGAGAACATGGTTGACAAGGTCAACGTAGCCGTTGACACCGTCCTCGATCTCGATTGTTTTTACCTTAGTATCCATCTGTCCTCCTGGTTTGTTGCTATTGATAGACGTTTGATCGCTTGGCCATACTCGGCTGCGTCCTTGTGGTGAAACCTGCGAACGTACTGCGGATGCGGTAAAACGCTGACCTTGTCTGCTGGAATGCTGTCCTTCTTGATACTCTTCTCTGCGAGTCTGCCAAGAGCTACGACACGCGGATTACCGAGTGCCTGCCAGAGAAGATGCAACCGTCCGCCGCAGATCTCGGAGCCGTTGATGACACCGATGTTTTTCCAGTATGGACTCGGCAAGTTCGACAGCAGATACTCGCCGGAGTTGCCGTTTATCGGGTAGAATGGAAGCGTCGTATAGTCTTCACCGTTGCGTCTATCTCCTACAAGAAGCGCACTTGGCTTAGCAGGACCAATATATTCTGGGAACATAGGAAGTACTTCTGTTTCTCGCTCTCTGTACAGCGCCGTTCGCAGCATCCAGTCTACGACATCTGGAATTTGATCTCTGCTATTAGCTGGCGGCGAGACAATTTCTACACGCGCGGCTTGTTGAATGCCTAGATCATAAAGCTCACATATTTTTGCCAGTTCATCTTCTTTTACAAATTCATCTCCTCGGACACCTATTCGTTCTGCTAAAACGTGTGGCGGCTGTTTGACGACAAACTGAACAGCGGCACGCGACAAAAGTGCAAGCTCAACAAACCGCCAACCGGCAATTCCAAGAAGCCCGTACTCGTCTTTGCATGTGTGCGGACGCTTTAGCGGCGCGTACGTTACTTCACCCCAGTGCCACCTATCACTGATGACAACTTTACTGTCGTGGTGATTGATCTTTTCAATACTGCCGACCCACGTTCGCAGGCACCATTCACGAGACTCTTCTTCAGGTCTACCCATATGAAAATGAACAATCTCGCGTTCTGGGTACTTTGCCGAAGACTGCTTGACAAGTTCTTCGACAAGAGATGACTTGCCAGACCCGTCTGGGCCTTCAACAACTATGAACATGCAAACCGTCCTTCGTCTTTATTCAATTGTAACACTTGATTACGGGATAAGCTCAACCTTGTAAACAGACTCGATGTGCTTATCAGCAGAAGACGCAGCTTCCAGCAACCGCTGAGCTACGTTTGTCAAGTACCTCGCGCCGCTTGCGTCATACTGGTACAAAGCTTCTAAAACAGCGTTCGCGTCGTCGCTGACCTGCGCCCAGTACCTATTCTTCTCTGGAAATATGATCCCTGCTGAAAGTGAAGGCTTGCACAGTTCACACGGAACTAGCCCGTGATGGCTGCTGTCGACCGGCGTGTCTACGAGGCTGTAGCGCTTGACAAGATGACACGCTGCGCCGTGGTACACGACTGAAACTCCGATACGAGAAAGAACGTACGACCCATTTTCTGTTCGGTACAACTCAAATTCAATCCATCTCGTCGAGTCGTGCCTTTGAGAAGACGCGCTGCCAAGCAAAGTGCCGTTGAATTGAAGTGTTCTAGATCCGTCTCTTACGCTAATCATAAACGTATTCTATTGGCTTCTTCCTAAGCTGTTCTTTTCTAAGCTGCTCTGTTCGTTCAACTCGGCTAGCTTGGCCGCGTATCTAGAGGTCTTGTTGCGCTCTTGTATCACTATTGCCTCGAGTTCAATGCACGTTTCAGTCGCGCGTTGGATGTGGTTTTTCATCACAGCAATGATGGTCTTGAGCCCATCAATCTCGCTTAGCAGTTCTTCTGCTGTTTTTTCTATCTTCACTTCGTCTCCTTATGTCGTAGCTACAGTATCATAATTGCACGTTGTGCAAGTACTTAGATTCCGCTTTGATTTCCTCCAACCCAATTGAACCACTTGACAGCCGAGTATCTTGTTCCTATCTTTATTGGGTTTACTCTGTGCATGAACACGAACGATCCTCCAAACACAAACACAGATCCAGCTTTATTTTCAAGTGTCAGGTTATGATTATGAAACACGAGTTCTCCGCCATGATAGTCGTCGTTCATAACCACCGACACCGACACGACGCGAGGATACTCTAAAGAATCATCAAAGTGGTTGTGGAACATATCCAGACTGTCGTATCTAAGAATGTTCCATCTTCGCGACGTAAGTTCTCTTATGTGGTACATCTTTCTAAAGTCGTCTACCATCGGCAGCACTCCAGCTTCTAGACTTTCGTACAGTCTGCGAGCTGGATCTACTGGATGACATTCTAGGTTTCTTGGCTCGAGTACCCGAACACTACATTTTCTAGACGAGGCGTCATACTCTGCTTTGCGATTTTGGCTAAGAACCATGGCTTTTTCCCATAGTCTAAAGCAGCTGTTGTGCGCAAGACCGGCAAGCTGTATTCCAGACTCTCTTGGAAACGAGTACTCAACAATTCCTGGCGCATGCACTGTTTTGTGCAGAATCGGCATTGGAGTTATTTCTACTGGCTGATGAAGCACTTCGAGTGATTCGCCTAGAATTCTGTAGTTGTCAATCATTTGGTCGTAGTTGTGCGACGAGTCTATCGGCTGATCTATTGGAGGATCTGGAATAGGCATGTATCGGTGCTTGTTGAAATATCTAAAGTTTCCGTCGTTTCCGTACTTCTTTAGTCCACCAATGTCTTTTGTTATCCAGTGATCTGGAGTAGCGTAGTGAAGAAACAACACCGTACAGTAGATAGTTGTATCGCTGTTTGTTGGATATGGAGGCCGAGCGTGCTCGTGCAGCTGGCCGCTAAACGCTACTGCTTGATTAGCAGATTTGTAGTAGTCTTTTCCTTTTACTCGAAGCGCCCATTTTGCAGGGTTTTCTAGTGTTATGTCTACTGTGATCTGCGTTCCGTTCTGGTCATAGTGATCCCACAAGTTTGGAATACAGTCTCTATGAATTTGGTATCTTGCAGCAAAGAAGTACGTCTTTTGTATGTCGCGAACACCGCACATCTTACGAACTTTATTTAGACAATACTCTTCAATGTCGTTGTCAAATACAAGACCTGAATGCTCCCAACGACCCATTGTTGTAGAGTACTTATGATCTCCTCCCGGTCCCCAGTTTACAGAATTGACTTTGAGCAGCACTCGTTCAAACATTTCATCGTCGTCAAAGAACCTGTCTGTGTACACCGGTTCTTTGATTGGATTTTCAGGCAGTTCAGCCAGAATTGGACCTTGTATCAGCGCTGTCATATTTTTTCGTACTTTACGACTGGCCTGTGTTTCAAGTGTTGTCCGTGTCTAGACAACTGAAGCTTGTCGTAGTTGTCGTCA